ATAAAAACGAATAGAAAATATAAACATTTTAAGGGAAAATATTACCAGGTATTATACATTGCAAAACATTCAGAGACAGGAGAAAAATATGTAGTTTATCAGGCATTATATGATGATTACAGTATTTACATTAGGCCGTATGATATGTTTGTATCCGAAGTGGATCATGAGAAATATCCTGAAGTAAAACAAAAATATCGTTTTGAATTAGTTGAAGAATAATTAGAAAAGAGCAGCGGATGAGCTGCTCTTTTTACATGCAAAGAAATAATAATTATTTGGATTCATTTGAAAATATCAAAGAAACGACTGCCAGACCGCCGCAAATCAAGCACCAGCCAGACCAGATTGCCAAGTCACTATAACTTCCACCTAAGGTGAATCCGGCGATTGCGCCCAGAAGGAATAAAACAATTAGCGCAATGTTTCCGCCTTTGCTACCTTTTCGCGTAGCAATAGAAACAATGCCACCGGCTAATAACATAAAGGCTACGAACATTCCGGCAGTACCACCAACTTCTCCGTTTTCTTCTAATGAATTAGAGATTCCAGCAGCGCAAGATTGAAATGCCACAAGGAAAAACAATACAATAGAGATAATTCCAGATACCAATTTCCAAGTTTTCATAAATTTCTTTCCTTTCCTTTTGTGAATTTATAATTTATAAGTATTTGTCTTATTATACAACAAAATATAAAAGAAGTGAATAGAATACAAATTTAGTAAAAAAATAATTGCATGAAATATTATTATTTTAGATTGCAAAAAGTACATATAAGAGCAAAAAAGTAAAGTGTTTGATTGTTGACTGTGGCTTGTTAAAATGACAATATAAGAACATATATTTGATTAATTGGGAAGGGGTTGCATGGAAAATGAGGAGTATAAAAAAGAAATTAGTGAAATGCTAAATGAAATGGAAAATAATAAAATATTAAAATTAATTTATAATTTTGTAAAAAGCGGCTACAAAGAAGAAAAACAGGAGAATTAATTCTCCTGTTTTTCTAAAATCAAAAGCTACATAATGAATTTTTCAAAAAAATCACATAATAATTCTTTTTCTTCAATTGGCTTATTATAATAAGCTATCATAAATTTCTTAAATCGTTCATCGTATAGCCCGATTTTTGTTACGGCATCAGCATATTGAGAGTCCAAATCTCCATGCTTTTTATCTTCTATTAAATCAGATGTTCCGATTCCGAAGTAATCAGCCAATCTTCTTAATTTAGATGGATTAGGCATTGATTTTCCCTTGCACCACATGTTTAAAGTGGGGGCGTTTATGCCCAATTCCCTAGAGACATCAATCTGCTGTTTTCCGTTGAGTGCCATATATTCGCTTAAATTATTGGCGAATATCTTTTTTTGTTCTTCGTCTGTCATTAAAACTACTCTCCTTTCAAAAGGTGTTATAAACCATTATAAAAAGGAAAACGATTTTGTTTTTTCTTTTTTTGTAATATTTGCGTTTTAAATCTTCTTAAAAACGTACATTATAAGCGTATAAACATGGCGGGCACAACATATAATATAACAAAAGGTTTGAAGCGCATTAGGAGGGGTATTATGGACTATAAAAAAGAAATTATAAAAATGCTTGACATGGCAGATGAGCGCTGTCTAAAACTCATCTGCGTACACATCAAGGCTTTATTAGGACTGAAGTAATCAGTCCTTTTTATTTTGTTGTAACAATTCTACCATTTTCTGTAGAACTTCCCAGTCGGATTCGTCTAATGCCGCAAGCATCGAAATAAACTTCTTCTTAAAAGAATCATCTTCGCTTTTTAGTGTATCGCCAACAAAACGTTCAATCTGTTCATCTCTTGTTAATTCGATGAACATTTCACCGTTTCCAGTTCGTAGCCAATCTTCATTGACATTGAATTCTCGGCAAATAGAAAAAATAATTGCGTCACTGGGCTCGTTACGCCCAATTTCCCATTGCCCAACTGTATTGCGTTTTACTCCCAATTTATCGGAAAATGCTTGTTGGGTCAAGTCTAAAGTTTTTCTTAATTTCTTTAATCTTTCATTCAACTCTTGTTCACCTCTTTTCTTGCTAATATTGTACATCATTAGAAAACAAAAATCAATAGAAAAAAGTCACAAAAACAACAAAAGGTGATAAAAACAACAAAAAAGGTATTGACATTGTTGTATAAATAACCTATAATAGTCACACAGACAACAAAAAAACAAAGCAAATAACAGCAAAAGCGAGGTGAGAAAAATGTCAGAAAAAGAGAAACAGATTCTCGAAACGATAACAAAGGCAATCCCTAATATGTCCGAATTTAATAAGGGTTATTTACTCGGTATGGGCGAAGCGATGGTTAACAACAAGAATCAGGAATCTAAAGATAAGAAAGAAGGCGAGTAAATGGAAACTTTGATTCCTATCAACTATGATGCGGAGCAGCCGACTGTTTCCGCAAGAGATTTGCATAGAGCCTTAAATGTGCAGTCTCGATTCAGCCGCTGGTTTGATACTAACAAAGAATTATTTGTTGAAGGCGAGGATTTTAACAAGTGTACATCAAGTACAATTGTTAACAACGGGGCAGTTAGACAATTAGAAGATTATGAAATCACAGTATTGATGGCGAAACATTTAGCAATGATGTCTCGAACAGAAAAAGGTAAACAGATAAGGGATTATCTTATTGACCTTGAAAAAGCCTGGAACACACCAGAACAAATATTTGCCAGAGCATTAAAAATGGCTGATAAGACTATTGAGTCATTGAAATATGATAATGCGGTATTGCTGGCAGATAACCGCCGCATGAAACCGAAAGAAGTTTTTGCAGATGCCGTGGCTACGAGTAAAACTTCAATACTTGTCGGAGAACTGGATAAGATTCTCAAACAGAACGGAGCTGACATTGGGCAGAACAAACTGTTTGCATGGATGCGTGAGAAAGGATACTTAATCAAAAGAAAAGGCTCAGATTACAATATGCCAACGCAAAAATCTATGGAAATGGGACTTTTCGAGATTAAGGAAACCAGCATTACGAAGCCAGATGGTTCGACACACATAAGCAAAACCACCAAAGTAACAGGAAAAGGGCAGATTTACTTTACAAATAAGTTTGCCGCAAAAGATAAAGAAGCGAAATCTTTACCTGCCTGACGTGGAGGACAATAATGCTTAGAAGATTATTTCGACATTTCTTTCCGATAAGAGTTGTGAGGATACCAGATAAAACGCGTCTGATGTGTTTCTCAAAAGATGGAAAGAAGTATTTAAAAGTATTTAATACTCAAAGTGGTGCAAACATCTGTTTCCAGATAGAATCCGTAGATTATGAAAACAGTGATTTAAGAGACGAATATCATCCAGAAACGATGTTTGCAGATATTGAGAGTAATCAATGTGTCACGATTTTATAAGGAGCAATATAGAAGGCACAATTTTAATTTAAGTGAGGAAAAAGCAAGGAATTAATCCCTGCCTTTTCTACTTAGGGAAGAAATTATTTGTTTGATGGCTTGCTTATCTTCGTCATCGAGAAGTGAATATTGTGTCAGCATTTCTAATATATCGGGCTGGCTTATAATATTTTCTACGATTTCGTTAGGCTTATTATTGTTTTGAGAACCCACAAGATATGTAGGAGTGATTTCCAAAACACCGCAAAGCAATTCTATTGTATCCATATCTGGTCTACATTTATCTTTTTCCCAATCACTTATTGAATTGTGTTTTGCTCCAACTGCATTGGCAAGTTCTCGTTGAGTTAATTTCTTCCCTTTTCTTGCTTGTTTAAGCTTTTCACCGAAAGTCATATTGCCTCCTTTCAGTAATAATAATACATCGAAATTCTCGAAAAGTCAATAATAAAATTTCGAAATTCTCGAAAAAATGCTTGACATTCGAAAAGTTCGAAGTTATACTGTAGTTGTTCGAAGAAATCGAAATCAACAGAAAGGAGAATAAAAATGTGTGTTGGACAGAAAATCAAGTTATACCTTGAAAATAACGGCATAACTCAAACTTTTGTAGCTGGAAAGACAGGAATTTCCGTTCAGAAATTGAATCTTTCACTTAATGGAAATCGCAAGTTAAATTTCGACGAATACGAATTAATTTGTGGAGCATTATCAGTTGGAACAGATAAATTTCTCGAACCTAAGCTTCCTAAAAAATAGAAAGGGTGATTAAGATGTTAGATTTAACAGTTTTTACAAATGAAGAATTTGGAGAGGTTCGCACGATGGTAATTGAGGGTGAACCGTGGTTTGTTGGGAAGGATGTAGCTGCATCCTTAGGATATGCAGAACCTAGAAGTGCAATTTCAAAGAAGGTAGACGCTGAGGATAAAGGTGTTGCTGAAATGGCAACACCTTCTGGAAAACAGAAAATGACCATTATTAATGAATCAGGACTGTACTCTTTAATATTTGGAAGCAAGTTAGAGTCTGCGACACGATTCAAACGCTGGGTAACCAAAGAGGTTCTTCCATCTATCAGAAAAACGGGAGGGTATAAAGTGCCAACCTCGCCAGCGGAACAGATTAAACTTCTTGCCACAGGATTTAGTGACCACGAATCCAGAATTGAAAATTTGGAGCAGAATATGGTTATCGACTATGGGCAGCAACAGACTTTGAGAAAACATGTTAACCGGGTTGTGCTGGATGCACTTGGCGGTAAAAATACAGAAGCTTATCACTGTATAAGCAAGAAAGTGTTTTCCGAATGCAATCGAGATCTACAGGACAGATTCAAAGTTAACAGCCGAAATAATATCCCTCGTAAGAGATATGAAGAAGCTGTTGATTATGTAGATTCTTGGACACCTTCGACAAATACAAAGTTAGAGATTCAGGAAGCAAATTGTCAGCAGAGATTTGCGGTGTTATAGGAGGAAGAAGTGAAAAAGAAGAAGAAAAAAGAAATATTTTCAACCTCGAAAGAGGATTTCAAAAAAATCGGAATAGAGCTTACTGACGAGCAATATGATGATTTGTGCCAGATTAATTTATTTATGATGCTGATGCCGGATATTCCGGTATACAACATTTTGTTAATCTTAAAAACGTTAAGATTAATTCCAACCGAAGTACCAGATAACGAGAGCGGAAACGATGGCGATGATAATTCCGCTAAAAATTCCCACGAAGAATTTGAGAGAAAGTTTGGAAAAATAAAATAGTTTTAAGAAAGGATAGAAATATGAGCAAAAAATTTAAAGTAGGAGACAAGGTAAGCATTGCGAAACCGACAAAAGAGCACGGCAAATTAAAAGGAGAGATTGCAGAAATCACTTTTATAGTGCCAGATAAGCAGTACCAGTACCGTTACGTACTCGCTTTTGAGCATCAGGAAGACTGCTATTACTTCAAAGCAGATGAATTAAAACTTGTTTCCAGAGAAGAAATTATCATTTATCGAGATGGGAACAATATAATCGCTCTGGACAAGGCCACAAAATGTAAGGGAATTGCGAGATACAATCCGGTAGACGATTTTAATTTTGATACTGGTGCAAAGCTAGCTTTTGAAAGATTGCAGGATATCAAAGGGAAAGGAAAAGTTTACAACGGAAAGGTTGTGTGTATCAAGGGATGCTGCGGATTTGAAACAGGTCGCATTTACAATGTTGTAGGTGGAAAGCTTATCAACCCCAAAGATGGAAGAGAGTTACTTCATTATAAAACGGCCCTCCCAGTTTTATTTTCTTCCTTTGAGGAGATAAATGCATATTTTGAGGAAACGACGATGTTAAAACGCAACAAAGATAAAATTGAATTTGTTGAGATTTTGGAGGATTAGGGATGTACATAGACATAATTGTTGCGTTTGGATTAGGAATGTTTTTTGGAGCGGTTATTGGTTTTACTGTGACTTGCGTTGCAATCGCTGGAAGAACAAGAAGATTTAAAGCGAAAGAGTCTACAATAAATCTGGATAACACAAAACAGAGAGAAGCTTTTGAGAATTTGATGGATTCTATCAAAAAAATGAATGATGTAGTTGAGGAAAGAAAATGAGTCCGACATTTGCAGAAGCCTTAAAGAAAGCAAGGCTAGGAAAAGGATGGACGCAGGCGCAACTTGCGGAAAAAGTAGGAATATGTGCCTGCACGCTCTATAAATACGAAAAAGGGGATTATGAACCATCCTTAATCAACATTGTTTCACTGGCAGATGCGTTAAATTGCCAATTTCAGTGTGGAAAGGCTAATTTTGAATTCGTGCCACACGGATAAATGCTGATTATGAAAATTTTAACATATTTTTTATTAATTAGCAACACCATAGGAGGAGTCATGGAAGATAAAAAAACTTGGGATGAAATGATACAGGAAATTGCAAGATGTTTGAAAGAGAAGGAAAAAGATGGAGGAGTTGCCTCTGAAATAATCAAAGAACAGGAGAAAAAAATTAAGGTGTTGAGAATCTTTTCGGGCATAGCAATCGGAGCACTGATAGGAGAAACATTATGCAGAATTTTAGAAAGAAGGCGTGGAAAGTAGCAGGAAACGTAATTATTGTGGCGTGTATTTTATTTGAAATATGGATTGCGGCTAGTTGGATGAATGTGCTTGCGCACAATGACCCTTGGCGGGGCGATAAAAAGTATGCGCCCAATAATATTTTTGTTTTAATTGAGAGGTTGGGGAATGATTAACATTAAGGATTTGGCAGAAGTTCTTTACAAAGTGGACGCGGCGCAAAATGCTGGGCATTACGTCTCATTGTTATTCGGAGATGTTACAGTAGTTCGCATTTTAAGGAAAGATGCAGTGGAAGAAAAAATGGAAGAATTCCATATTCCGTTTAAAGGAGAATTTCAAGACGATAAAAAGGCAGAAGATGGATATATTCGTTGCATGAGCAGATTAAACCAATTAATTGACTGGGAAGGAGGCAAAAGTGATGAGTAATGTAATTCCAGTAAATTTGGAAGACACAAACGAAGTGAGATTAGCTGGAAAAATTGAAAAGCCATTAGAATTTAGTCACAAAACTAATTCAGAAAGTTTTTTTAAAACATCAATCATTATCAAACGATTAAGCGGAGTATGTGATGTAATCCCATTGGTTATCCCGAATAAGATTGTAGACAATATGATTCGAATTGAAAAAGGAATGTTTGTGGAGTTGGCAGGAAGATTTCAGTCAAGAAAAGAAGGAGAAAAAGTTAAATCTTTCGTATTCTGTCAGGAAATGTGGAAAGTTCCGGAAGAAACGTATAAAAACAGATGCTCTGTATGTGGAAGTTTGTATTTAACTCCTAAATTCCATACAACAGGAAAAGGAGTGGGTGTGACGTATATGTCTGTGATTGCGGCGAGAAAATTTAACAGAGCAGATTTCCTTCCATGTATTTGTTGGAATGGAATCGCAGAATTTGCTCGTAATTTGCCAGAAAAAACTAGAGTTTGCGGAAAGGGAAGATTGCAAAGCAGACAAGGAACAAAAAATGATGCTCCCCATACGTTTTATGAGATTTCATTATCTGGATTAATGAAAATAGAAGATGCAAAGAAGAAAGGAGCCTAAAGTTGAAGGAAGTATTAGTAAAAGAAATTGAACTGGAAAATTATAAAAATTTTTCGGAAGTAAAAACTCCAATATTTAAAAGGAGCAAAATTATTGGAAAAAATCGAGTTGGAAAAACAACTCTTATGGACGGATATTTTGACACAATTACCGGAAAGATGGCGAGTGGAAAAGAGCCGGATGAAATTCGTAGGAAAGAGAATGGACAGGAAATCCCCAAAGTGGATGTAGTGAGAAGGATTGTCCTTGATATTGACGGGAAAGAGCACACAATTCAGAAAACTACACGTCAGAAATGGAAAAAGCCTAGAGGGAAAACAGAAGAGGTCTTTTCTGGAAATGAAACAAAAATTGAAGTCGACGGATATTCTGTCAGCAATAGAGCCTTTGTCGAATGGATTTCTGAAAATATCACGACCCCAGATACACTTCTTATGTGTAGCAATCCTGTCCCGTTTTTGAATATTTTACAAAAGAACACAAACGAAGCAAGAAAGCTCTTGGAACGATTATCTGGTTTTAAAATCGAGGAATTTATTGCTCAAAATCCTCAATACACAGATATTGCAGAGCTTTTGGAAGGTCATAAAGTGGAAGATGTTCTTTCAAAATTTAGAAAGCAACTGAATGAGCAGAAAAAGAAAGTAGCAGCAAAAAATACAGAAATCAAATACGAACAGGGCAGAGAGCTTGTAAAAGTTGATGTGGATTCTTTACGAAAGCAAAAAGAGGAAGCCGAAAAACAGCTAGAAGAGCTGAAAGAGAAAGAAACGCGGTTAAATAATGCATTAGAGGCATCTGACAAACTAAATTCTGAAATTTTAGAATTGCAAAAGAGAAAGCAGGATATTGTTTCGGGAGAAGAAAATAAACTGATTGCGAAAAGAATGGCTGTCAGGGAAGAATTAAACGGTTTCGAAAAGTGCAAAACTAATTTTGAAACTGAGAAAAAAGCTATTGAAAGCAGGATGGAAGAATTAAAGCAGGAGATAGAGAGCGCTCAGAAAACTCTGGAGAAAGCTAGAAAAGATTATGTTGAAGTTAGGAAGCAGGAATTTGACGAAAGTGAATTAAAAAGGATTAAAGCGGAAGAATTCGATGAAAGTTCTTGCATTTGCCCAACTTGCGGGCAGGAATTTCCGGATGAAATGAAAGAAAGAGCCAGAGAAAAATGGGAAAGCAGCAAAAAAAACCGTATAGATGCGCAGAAAATGCTTGAACAGAAGCTTGAATTAGAAAAAAAAGAAAACTTAAGTCGAATTACTTTGGCAGGTAATAAGGCAGCGGCGAATCTGAAATCATTTAAGAAAGAATTTTCTGAACTGGAAGGAAAAGTTCCAAAACTGGATGAGACCATTAAAAATAGCAAAAAAGAAATTGCGGAAACCCAGAAGGAACTGGACGCTGTTCCGCCGCATGCTAATTTGACCGGAAATGATGAAGTTATATCTATTAATAACCAGATAGATAACAAGAAAAAAGCACTTATTGAAATGTCTAAAACTGACACCAGAAAAAAAATATCTGAAGCAAAAGAAATCATCATTGAAAGTATTGCCTTATTTAAGGGGCAGATCGAGGCGTCCGAAAGGGCTGAAAAAGATAAAAAAAATCAGCTTGACACGCTTAATGCGGAATTAAGAGAACTATCCCAGGTAGAAGCCAATCTTGAACAAAAGATAGATTCGGTTCTTAACTTTTCAATCGAAAAGAATAAAGCTTTGGCGGATGAAATAAACCAATATTTTAATCACTTCGAATTTGAATTTTTGGAATACACCATCGAGGGCAATCCGGTAGAAACGTGCAAGATGGTTGTGGATGGAATTAACTATTTCAAAGGGTTGAATCATGGAGATAGGATTCTTTGTGAAATAG